ACCAAACTCAGCAAGTATAATAAAGAACTGTTCCATAATAACTATTTATAACATAAAAAAGGGGTCACTAAGGACCCCTAATTTAAGTTGATATCTCAATACTTAAAATACTATCTTAGTACCTATAGCATAGTTATTCTGATCTTTTGCACCAGCAGTATCATTCTGTTCTAACTGATATTCAGCATAAACAGAAAGAGCACCAGTAATTGGATGATCTATTCCAGCAGTTATGAAAGTATCGCCATCTACGATTTCACCGTATCCTGCGTTAATGCTACCAATTGAGGCAACAACTTCATAACCTTTAGTTTCTGTACCAGCATTATCTTTAACAGAATATGCACCAGTAACAGATAGTTCGGCTAGATCAATTGATCCAGACGCTGCCATATAACTAATGTCTGTATTGTTATCTTTTGAATAACCTACAGAAACACCACTTAATGTAGCAGCAATTTCATGTTTGTCAATGTCTTTAGTATTGTCTGTTCCATCCATTTGAATAAGAGTAGAAATACTAGCAAGTCCAATGCTATTAGATATAACTAAAGTGTTAGATAATCTATCACCTTGGTTTTGATCTGCGTTAGAACCATATACATTGAAAACATCTGTAGCGCCAGTCACAGCAGTAAATACTGAATTTTGACGACCTACACTAAGTTTGCCAAGATCACCACCGTCAACTCCTAAGTATGCAAGTCTAGATGTAAAAGTGTTATTTGAATCGTCATCAACATTTACGCCAACTTCGATTTTACCAAAAGCATTTATATCACCAGCTTCTTCAATTGTTAATCCAATTCTTGAAGCATTATTGCCAGACTTCCATACACCGTTGCCCGATGTATCTTCGTTGTAGTAAGCCATGTAATTTAACTTACCATATATTGAGGCATTTACATCTGGTAGTGTCACCGTAGTTTCAGCGACAGATATAGAAGTAAGTGCCATAGCAAGAGCGATTGCCCCTACCATAGTTTTAATAGAACTCATATTGTTCTCCTTAATTTAAGTTTGATATCTCATTGTTTCATAAAAACAATGCTATTATTTATAAAAACGAATCACTTGATTCGCTGTATTGATTAGAAAAAAGGGGTTGAGTGAAACCCAACCCCTAATGTACAGAACAGGTGGAGAGATTAAGCGTCCTCTTCTGCCAGTTTACTAAAGTAATCAAGTGTTTCATCACTATCATCTTCAACAACTGGAGAGGATGTTGTATCTACTGTTTCTTGTACAACTGGTGCAGCTGTTTGAGTTGCAGGTGGGATCGCAACATCTTCAGCAGTTCCAGTACTTCTTGAACCCATTAAAACTTTATCAAGTTTCGCTTTTAATTCATCATAAGACTTGAAGTTTGATGAGTCAAGAAATGGTTTTAAAGGATATTGTTTATCCCATATAGTTTCGATTGCTTCGTCATTGTCTGCAATAGCAGAAGCGCCATCGAATTCAGATTTATCATAATTCCAATACCCGTCAACTTTTCTGATTTTAAGTTTGAAGTTTGCACCTTCCCAAAAATCAAATGGGTTGATTGGAGTTTCATCTTCGAATTCAGGTTTCATCGCTTCAGTAATCTTATCAAAGATTTTCTTACCGAACTTAAATAGTTTGATTTGACCTTCATTTTCAGGATGTTTTGGATCACTAATGATTTGAATATTAGCAATGTATGATAGTTTTCTTTTTCTCTTACGAGCAATTTCTTTATCTGCTTCTACACCAGAATTCCATAGTAAACTATTTGCTTCACTAATAGGACATTTCTTGTTAAGAGTAGTTAAACTGTTCTCGATTAACCAACCACCAGGCCCTTGGAATGCGTGTGACCACAATCTTGCCCATGGTAAATCTTCATCTTTAACAGCAGGTAAGAATCTAAAGACTGCATAACCATTACCAGTTTTATCTAGTTCAGGTTTCCAGAATCGATCATCTGCATAAGAGTTCTTTTGTTTTGTAGGTTCGGCAACTTTTGATAGTTCGCCAATGAGTGTGTCTAGATTAGACTTTGACCTTTTGAGGGCCGCTATACTTGTATTCATATTGTATCTCCTTGTATGATTGTATTTGTATATGTTTTGTGCTATATAAATCGCACATAGTTATTTATAACGATAGTAATAGTATTATTATAACATCTTTTGATGATAAAGTCAAGCACTAGTATATAATTCTCGTTTTCTATCTTCGTTTAAAATAGCGACTTTTTCTTCTAATTTGTGTATTCTTTGTTTTAATTTAGAGATTTCATTCGATTTCTCTTGACATTCTGCCTCTTTAGTGTAATACATTGACATATATTCCATACTACTTATCCTCTCCTTTATTTTGCTTTTACTAGTATTTTAGGTACTATATCACAATTATATGATAATGTTCTTCTTACTTGATCTGTGCCACTAAACGGATAAACAGTATGCACCAGTGTATATGGAAATATAAAGAAATCACCAACTTTAGGACTTAACCTAAGCTGTGATATTGCTAGTGAATGCTGTTGACCACCTATAAATTCTAAATGTCCGTTTGATGGAGTTTGAGGATTGATTATCTCTTCACCGTATGTATCAGGTGTTTTTAAAAATAATACAGATGAAAGACCTACTAAACTATTTTTACTTGAATGAAAGTGAGCAGGATTATATTCACCTGCAAACATATCATTTATCCAAGCGTTATCTAAAACTACTTGATGTGTTTGTTGTAATACTAAACCTGCTCTTTTCATATATTCTTGAAAACACATTTGAAAAGTACCTTTTATACTATCATCTAATAAATAATTAACTAATTTTTCTTTCTTAATTTTACCTGCAAGTTGAGTAGTCCAATCTATTGTTGTTTTTTCTTTTTCATCAAAGACATTATTAATCTCGTCAATAAATGTTTTAGGCATTTCTAACTTGATAATTATTTCTCCTAATGTATGTACTTGTACTTTTACATCTTCACTCATTCGTGTTCTCCGTGTATTGATCTACCGAGACCTGATTGTTTTTGTACTTCTTTAAAATAATAAGCTGTTAGAAATATTGCGGCAACTAACAAAGCGTGTGCCAGTGCTGATATGCCAAAAGCATAGATATTTTCAACAATGTAAATGCCAAACACAGCAGACCACATCCATGCTAATATTTGCATAGACATTAGTTTCACTTGCATAGGTGCTCTACTAAGTGCATTTATCCTATCATTCATAATTATATCCCAATAGTTTTTCATTATATATCCTTAATCTTTTTCTTTAGTATTTGTTTATATTTTGTAGTATTGTATTTTAGAAATGGTTTGTATCTAATCATTCTTTCATATAGTTTTGGCCATAATACTTTTTCTGTTATACTTTTATTTAAATGCCTAGAAAAGTTTAGTATATCATCTAGTATTATAAATGTTTCAAAGTTTATTCTTTTAGAAAGAAAGTACTTTAATATGTATGGATGTTGACCACCTTTTGAAATGAATATGTTATCAAATGTAATATCTTTTGTATTCATCTGTTCAATAATATAATCTATATCCTGTTCATAGTAATAACTTAATGACTCTATCTTCTTTTGCCATAGTTTAAAGTTCTCATCACCAAGTCTACCGATAATGTCACCAACCCATAAATTAGTATTGGTAACAAAATTGCTAACAAAGTAATCAGCAACATCCCTATCATTATAAAGTTTAGAAAGTTTGTGAAAAAAATACCTATCCCGTCTTTTAGTAAAGGTACCCAACCTTGCCGTTGTTCTACCATTGTGTTTATGAAAGTCATAAGACATTAGAACCAGGTGTCTACATCTTTGTATTACAAACTAAGACAAGAGTTAAGTCAAGTAAATTTACGGTGGTAAAATAATGAGTGAAATTCAATTCGCTATAACAATACCATTAATTATGGCTGTATTCTATTTTGGATTTAAATTAGTTGTGTGGATACATGAGAGAAAGGAAAAATGAAAAAAATACTATTGACATTATTACTTTTTAGTAGTATATTTGCACAAGCAAATAGAATACTTACTTTAGCACCTACCGCTCAAGCAAGTTCTATTGGTAATGTAATGTTACCGATGATGAATCCAGCACGTAATCTTTTTGATAAAGACCGATTTAGTTTTAGTAGAGTAAATTGGATGACTAATATTGTTGACGATATGAGTTATAACTTTATAAATTTTGATAGAGGAC